CGGTGATAGAGAGTTAGAGTCTGACTTTTTCGGTGGATACACAAAATCATTTGATTCAGGTTTCTGGTTCAATGGTGAGTATATCGCTTATCGTTATAGTGGAGACAACTCTGACGGTTTAGAGTTTGAAGAAAGAATCTTCCAAGTAGGATATGAATCTTTCTCATACGGAAAAGCTGAAGGTGTTGACTTAGACATGGATTATGAATGGTATAACATTGGTTTACCTTTCATCTCATGGGCTGATGTCAGCTTAGAACTTGGAGAATGGTCTGATGGTAGAGAAGTCAAGATGTTAAAAGCTGACTGGTCTTTATCTGACAGCATGACTCTAGGATTACTTGTAATGAGTGATGTTAAAGAAAGTGAAGTTGAATTTGGAGACGCTGTGTCTTTACATTTCACTCATAAATTTTAAGAATTTATAATAATGGCTGGGAGACTATTCGACAAACTTGAACAAGAAGCGTTCAGAGCTGGTATTGCCGCTCGAACAAAAGCTTCTATGGATTGGTTTCAATCTAATGTAAGTAGCATGAATGTCTCTCGAGCCGCTTTAATAAAAGACGGACCGACACGAGCAGGACATCAATACGGGAGAATGTATAACTTTCAGTATGATCCTAAAACAAAAAAACAATTACCATACTATGATAGGTTTCCATTGTGTATACCTGTCCAACCTGCCAAGAAAGGTTTTCATGGTATGAATCTACACTATGTAGCTCCTAATATACGAGCACAATTCTTAGATGCATTAATGGACATAACAAATAATAATCAATACGATAGAACAACAAAATTTAAATTAACATATCAGATATTAAAGAAAGCACAAAGTATGAGATTCTTTAAACCATGTTTTAAACATTACTTATCTGATCACATACAATCAAAGTTATTATTAATTGAACCGGCTGATTGGGAGATTGCAATCTTTCTACCGACTGAATCATTTAGAAAAGTGAGTAAAACAACTGTATGGAAAGAAAGTAGGAATAAATTCTAATGAAAATTAATCAATTCATGTCAGCTCACTTAGACAATATGACTCGTCAAAATAGATACCAGGTAGAACTTCATGGTCCGGGTAATATTAGAAGTAGAGGTATGAGATGTACTAATATTGCTCTACCAGGAAAACAAATAGTTTTTGCTGAGACTACTGAGTACGGTGGTGGTCCAATGAGAAAACACGCTAACAAAGTAGACTATGGTGGTGGACTAGCTACAATGACATTCTTATGTGATCATACATTTGAAGACAAACAACTTGTAGAATTATGGCAAAGTAAAATCTATGATGAAGGATATGGATATCAATATCCAGAAGACTATTGTGGTGAAGTTATTATAACTCAACTTGGTATGGACGGATTACCTGTGTATGAAGTAAAACTACATGATGCATGGCCACAACAAATTACAGAACAAACACTAGACTCAACATCATCTGAAATACAAACTTTCGCATGTGGTTTTGCATTCAGATCATGGAGTTCAAGTTTTGAAAACTCACCATCAGGATTACTTGGTGGTCTGTTTAAAAAATATAAGAGAAAACTTACAACAAAAGTCAATCGTAAGCTTGACGAAGAATTATTTGGTAACTAAATACATTACATTATTATTGAGGACATAAATTATGGCATTACCCCAACTAGACGCAGTTCGTTATACTACAGAACTACCAGTCTCAAAAAAGAAAGTAGACTACAGACCTTTCTTAGTTAAAGAACAAAAACTATTGTTAATAGCTATGGAAAGTGAAGATGATACTACAATACAAACTTCTATACTTGATTTACTTGAAGCATGTGTATACAATAACGAAGATATAAACTTAAATACTCTACCTATGGCAGATGTTGAATATTTGTTTTTACAAATTAGAATAAAATCTGCAGGAGAGACTGCTGATATTTTATTACCTTGTGATTGTCATGAAGAAGCAATGACACCAATTCAAGTAGATTTAAGAAACGCTGTTTTAAATAGAACAGAAATAAATAACAACATTAATATTACTGATACTATAGGAATTATTTTAACTTACCCAAGCCTTAGTTCCGTTAAAAATGTGTCAGGTGATATAAATACTAATGAAATGTTTAGTATGATTGAGGATTGCGTTGAGTCAATATATGACGGAGATGAAGTTCATACTAAAGATGATTTTGATAGTAAAGAGTTAAAAGAGTTTATTGAGTCTTTGACTACAGATCAATTTGAAAAAGTACAAAAGTTTTTTGAAGACATGCCAAGACTTGTTAACAAAGTAACTTATAATTGTAATGAATGTGATAAATATCATGAAAGAGATTTAGAAGGTATCTCTGATTTTTTCGGTTAAGCCTCTCTCACGAAAGTTTGTTTAATTATATACAAACTAATTTCGCGATGATGCAGTATCATAACTGGAGTCTAACTGAGTTAGATAACATGGTACCATGGGAGCGTGAAGTATATACTAAATTATTAATAAAACATTTAGAAGAAGAAGAGCGTAAAGCTAAACAGAGGAAATAACAATGAATAATCCAAGCGGACAATTTCATGGAGATATGGACAGAAACGAGGTCGAAATTGATCTTAAAAAGTTTATGGCTATGGTCTCTGAGATCGGAGAATTAAAACAAGAGATATTTGAACTAACCCAAGAAGACAGAAAGAACCCATGGCAGAAATGGGTATTCGCTGCTAAAACAATAGATGCTTGGAGAATCATACCAAGAGCATTCTTAGGTATCTATATGTACTTACTATACTATGCAACATTCTGGTTTATGGATTTAACAGATCCATCTATCGAACAATCAGGTTTAATATCTGTATTAGTCGGAGCTGGAGCAGCATGGTTTGGTTTGTATACATCTAGTGCAGCTAAGGAACACGGCGACAGTAACCCTAACTAAGAAATTAAATGGCAGACGAACCAACCAATAAAGGTCTTACTTCCGAACAAGCTGAGTCAAATAGATTAGCTGCTCAAGGAAATGAGTACGGTAAACAAGAAGTAGATTTAGCGAATAAATCTTTCGCTTTACAAAGAGCCGGTTTAGGTCAAATCGGTGCTAGGATGAGAGAAATTAATGCCGAAGTTGAAGAAACAAAAAAAACTCTAGCAGAAAAATTTACTGAAGGATACAAAAATACTTTAGAAGGTCTTACTAAGAACGCTCAAATTTTTGGTAATACTGGTAATGCTTTGAAAGAAGATTTTGGTAAACTACAATTAGCGTTCGCACCACTTACTTCTATTCCTGGTATAGCTACTGCAGCTGCTCTAATCAAAGGTATTTTAGCTAAAACATTACTGTTTTTAATATCGTCTGAAAAACGACAAATGGTTCGTGATAAATTTAAGAAATTCAATGAAAGAAGAAAACAACTAAATAAAGGTGTTCGTGTTAATAAACTTATGCAGGATAAAGATGGTCCTGGTGCAGGTAAAGTTAGAAACTTATTTCTTTTAGGTCTAGCTGGTGTGACTTTAGCATTTAAAGGATTTCTCGCTGGTCTACTAAAATCTATTGGTCAATGGACTAGACTAATAACCTTCGGTAAATTCGGCAAAATGTTTGAAACTGGAGCTGCAAAACTAGTCAAATCTTCTGCTTTAACTATTAAGAAATTTACTGATAGATTTAAAACTTTCGCCAAAAAACTTGTATTATTTAAAGATGCTAGTAAGACATTTACAGCCATAGGAAAAACTCTAGGTGGTGTACTAAGAATGATTACTAGATTTGCTGCTGGAATAGGTAGACTATTTTTCCCAATACAAGTAATTATGACTGTAATAGATGGTGTGAAAGGAGCTATGGAAGGGTTTAATAAATATAAAGACTCAAGTTTTATAGGTGGTCTATTTGCAGGACTTGCTCAAGGTATAACTGATATGATTGCGTTTGTAGTTGGATTCCCAATAGACTTAGTTGCATCTGCTCTCACATGGATAGGTAAAAAGCTTGGTATGGTTGATGCAGATTTTGAAATGCCATCATTACAAGATGCAATTTCAGATGCAGGATCTATAGTTATAGACTTCATAGCTTCATTGCTTCAATCTGCAAAAGACTTTATCACTAATTTTGATTTTAGTGGTATGGTTTCTAAGATGGGATCAAAATTATCGGCTATATTCAGTGCAATATCTAATTTTCCTTCGGCTGTGGGTAAAGCAGCAATGGCAGCGTTAAGTAATCCTTTTAGTGCGTTTGAAACTTTTAAAGAAACTTTTGCCGAACAAATGGCCACTCCAACTACTGGAGAACCTGTGGCTGCTAATGTAGCTAGTAGTGGTGTAGAAGAACAATCTGAAGCAACTGCTGATGCTAAAACAAATGCTAATGCTGAAAGTAATACTAACAACGCTGTAGTAAATACAACTGTTAATAATACTGCTGGTAAGAAAGTTATCACTACGAAAGCTAATCAACCAGCTGATGACTTCGGTTATAGATTAGCGTATAGTTAATGGTGAAAAAACTGGCCCCTCTATCCCGCCGTTAATTCCGATATCTCCTGCCGCATAGATATCTTTCCTCATTGATTGTCAAGAATCCCCATTCTTAACCGTCCCGTTCTTTATTGAAAATAAAAGAACTCATGACCTGACACGAAGGTCATTCCCATATCTTTGAATCAAGTTATAGTATTTATAACTCTCTTACTGATCGTTAGCAAGTTTTTCAAAATAACTCATAGTAGAATCACTTGAGTCTGTAGAATTACTTACTGGAGTTGGAGTATCAGCCCAAGGCTTTGCTTCTGCTGTTGCTGTCAAACCACTAGTGTTATCATCTGCAATTGTCTCAGCTGTCGCTGTAGATACTTCTACACCACCCAATCCTAAAGCTCTATCTAATTGTGCTTTTAGATCATCATAAGATTTGAATTGATCTGGTGCAATTAGTTCTGCTAAAGAATGTTGTTTGTTATAAAGTGTTTCTAAAACAGAATCATCTTCTGAGATAGGAGCAGGATTAGCAAACTCTGATTTATCATAGTTCCAGTAACCATCTACTTTTCTAACTTTAAGTTTAAAGTCAGCACCTTCCCACATATCAAACGGGTTGACAGGTTTCTCATCTTCAAACTGAGGTTGCATTACATCTTTGACTTTCTCAAAGATTTTTTTACCAAAACGATAAAGCATTACTTTACCTTCGTTCTCAGGATGAGTTGGATCTGAGACAACAAGAACATTCGCTACATAGTGTAGTCTTCGTTTTTGTTTTCTTGCTTGATCCTTTTGAGCTTCGTCACCACTATTCCATAGAGTAGTATTGTACTCTGAGATCGGACAATCTTGACCTAGTGTTGTTAAAGATTTCTCAATTAACCAACCACCTGGACCTTGAAATCCATGATCCCAATATTGGATCCATGGTAGTTCTTCTCCATTAGTTGCTGGTAAGAAACGAAGTACTGCATACCCATTACCAGATTTATCTAGTTCAGGTTTCCAGAATCTATCATCTCCATAAGATTTCTTTTCCGAGGACTCGGCTTCTAATGCGGTTTGTAGTTTATCGAAGCCACCGCGACTTCTTTTTAATTCATTAAATGACATTGTATTCTCCTTGTATATTTAATTGTATTATTTTATTATTGTATCCACTTTATTCATTATGTAAAACTATTATATTCTAAAGGTTTTTTATTTCCTTTGTAGTATATAGTATAATTGACATCTTCAAATCTGTCAATAATCTTTTTTATCTGTGCTTCCTGTGTTCCCAATAAAGAGTTAGGATCACTAGTACCAACCCTCAAGCGAGAAGTTTCTTTCTCTCTTTTGTAGGCATTAGTACCAGCATAGATATTCTGATAAGTATCATCTTGAAAGTTCCATATCGAATCGAAACCAACTAGACATACTTCATCAAAACCCATTATAGAAGCCTGAGCCATAGCTTGACTTCCCGCAAAGAAGTTGACACTAAATCTAGGGTCTTCTTCTGTACCTTTCATATTCTGTATTTGCCATGAAGGATTAACTCCTATTACATGAACTTCCATGATCTCTGAGATATCATCTTGAAGTCCAAATATCCAAACATTATCGTGTCTTTCTAAATCAGATTCTTTAATACTGAATGAAGGATCGAATCCCATAAGAATCATTTCTTTATATTCTTTTGGAACAGGATCAAAATCTGGAAAGATACATTTATGTTCTTTCGGATAATCAGATTCACAAATCTCTTTGATGATAGTAGAATCTCCTGACACTAAGTAATCAGCAGGGTAATCTCTAAACAAAGCATTACAACCAAAGATTGTACCATCTAAAGTATCTAAGTCTAATCCTTTTCTAGAAGGACCATTACCTATGATGTACGCTGTAGCCATATACCTTTCATTACTGTTCTTAGTTTTTCTTTTTCATATTCTATGAACGGTTTTAATTTAACCAATCTGTTTTTTGTTTTAGGCCAAATAAATTGTTCTTGTATCAGTTCATCATAATCACCGAAGATACCAAACATATTGTCGAATGCTATAAATGTTTCTGGACATATATTATTACCCAAGAATTCTCTGAGTATGACACTATGTTGACCATTTTGTACTTCTAAAATCGTATCTAAAGTGTCATACTTGTCATACAAATATCTCATATCTTCTGTTATTTTGTATGTCAATTTTTGTTTTCTTTTTTTGAATTGTTTATAGTTATCAACACATTCATTATCTAATAAGTTTTTGACATAGTATTTTTGTATAGATAAATTAGCGACTAGAAAATCTCTTAGTTCATCTCTATGTTCTCTTGCCAACTTAGCAAAATGATACTTATCATTTCTTTTTAGAAACGCTGGTAGCTTTACTGGTACTTTACCGTTATACTTGAAGAAGTCATACGACTCTGTATTAAAATGATTGTTAATAGCTAAGTATAAACAGTAGGCATCAAATCCTTCTCTACTGGTCATTAATAATATCTAGGTCTACTTAGTGTGTTGTTGTTTAATTGATTGAGTTTTTCTCTACGAATAGCTTCTTTCTTTTTTCTTTGTCTTTTTTCTGCAGGCTTTTCGTAGTATTGTCTTTCACGAACTTCTGCTACAATACCCTTTCTTTCACATTTCTTTTTGAACTGTCTTAACATAACATCAAACGGAGGTGGTCCGTCATGTTTCTTTGGTTTGTTAAAATGTTTTCTTTGTTGATAAGTTTTCTGTTTCTGTGGTCTCATAATTTATATTGGTAGTTTAGCATTTGATTCTTCTTTTAAAAAACGAAGGTTTACTGCCTCAGCTTTAATTTTCTCTTTTAATGGAGGAGTTATTAATCCTTTGACTGAATCAGGTTCTAAATGATTCTCTTGACAAAAATGTACTATAGCATCTATGTATGAAAGGTGTTTATTAATTACTAATTCTTCTACTGAGTTTGTAAACTTCTTTTTAGTTAAGATCATATATCTATTATACTACCGTTTTCTGTCCTGTCAAGTTTTTATAACCATTGATGATTCTATATCTTTCAAAGCTCTAAGTATCCCGTATTGTCTTTCATCAATACCGAAACTATTATGTGTAGTCACAAACAAAAAATATAATAAAAAGGCTCTACTCATTTGGTGGATTGTTATGTCCTATCATTGGATCATAGTTTTCTATAGCTTTATGAATAGCTTCTTCTGCTAATACAGAACAATGTAATTTGATTGGTGGTAGTTGTAAAGCATCAGCTATATCTTTATCTTTAATCTGTTTAGCTTCTTCAATAGTTTTACCTTTCAACATTTCTACAAACATAGTACTTGAGGCAATTGCTGAACCACAACCATATGTTTTGAACTTAACATCTTCTATAACATCACCATTCATTTTCATATCTAATTTCATTACATCACCACAAGCTGGTGCTCCTACCATACCGGAGATAACTGTAGAATCATTTGGATCGAATCTACCAACTGAATGCTTAGCAGGATCTTTGAGTACTGCCTCAAATCTATCTACTACTTCTTTTGAATATGCCATTTTTTCTTTATCATTTTTATGAATTGTAGGTTATAAGTGTTATAAATATATGTCGAAATCATGTGATTTCAATAACTATTTATAACAAGGATACTCTAATGAATATTAAACAGTCATGGAGTAGACACGGCGAAGAAGTAAAAGCGTCAACTGTAACTTTGTTTGAGATGAGTTTTTTATTTTTTGGAGTTATTTCTCCAGTATTAATAATCATCTTTACCATGTAACTTGAAGTGTATGAAACTTAGGCACTACTCCTAAAAACCATATTCAGTTTTATACTGAGATCGAAGACTCAGCAACTGGTCAATCCAGTTGTTGGGATTTTCGACAAATAATTGAGCTTGTCCAGTTTGTTCAACTGATACAATAGTCACAATTCTATCTATAGGTACTTGATACCTTTCCTCAAACATTTTAGCATACGCTGTCTCTTGCATGAAGTAATTTTTAATCTGACTTGTTGTCTTAGCTTTAGTACTAGTCTTAAAATCAATGACTGATACTTTACCAGCGAACTCTGCTATACAGTCAACTCTACCAGCTATCGCTAGATCATCACTATACAACGAACCTTCTAACATATAGATATCACCAATCTTTTCTGTTATCTCTCTTGTCTGATTAAACATCATTTGATCTAGAGGTGTAGCATTTGAAAGCTTCTCTGTAATGTCTAAGTTGTTTATAAAGTCTTCTTGTAGACTATGATATCTTGAACCACGACCTGCAGCTTGAGCTGAAATCTTATCAGCAACTTCTGCTCCGACATTCTTTCTCCACTTGGCAACCCACTTAGCACTATGTAATCCTGTCACAGTTGTGACAGACGGATATTTTCTACCGTCAGGTGTAACATAATATCTTTTACCATTAATTGTTTCAGTTGGTAATGTTACTGATTCGTATCCTTTTAAATGATTAAATTTCATTATGTTCTCCTTTGTGCTCGTGTTTTTTGATCAGCTTGTTTCTTAGCATGTTTCTTTATTACCTCTCTAGTCTTAACTTCTTTACCAGTCTTTCTAGTATGTTCATCA